GTTGTAGGCGCAAGTCTACTTCTCCGAGGGTTATCTATTATCCTAGGAATGTTTGGTATGACTCGAATCATTGATACTAATAGCTGTTGGTCTTTATCACTTCATCAGAAGCTCCATCAGGACTTAATGGAAACATTAAATGCTTTTGGTAACTTCTGGAGATTTGGAAAGATCTTCAGCCGTAATATCAAGCCTTTCGATCATGAGAACAAACCGTACCATACATCAGATTTTACAGCGGCTAATAGCAACTTTCCTGTTATTTTAACAGAAATTACTTTTAACCAACTGTATGAATCCGATTACGGTACGACCTGGAAGAAATTTATGATTGGTATTTCTTGTTTGTTCACTAATAAGTTGTATTTATACACTTATTATCGAACATTCTCGAATTACCTATCATGGATCTTTTCCAGTGTTTCTCATTATCTCTTCAAACAATGTGTAGGGTTTATACCTGGTTTATCTAGGTGTAAACATTACATATTGTTCGGAGATAACATAGTTTTCAGAACTGCAGAGGTAGTCGAAGAATATCTTCACGTCTTAACTTCTCTTAGCATTGAAATTTCAACTTCAATAATCCTTGTGATTGGAAAATCACTTGAATTTATGAAGCGATATTTCATTTGCCAAGAAGAAATCAATGGGCATCTCATCCATGGTCTTTGTAAGACATTGGAATCAAGCACTGAATTTATTTCAGCCTTGATGGACGCCCATCGGCGTGGCTTTACCTTACCCTACCCAGTCAAATATGAGGCTATTTGCGAACTCCTCGAGGCATTCCGTGCGGCACAGATTAGAGGATCTGAAAATTATTCAGATTCGTCTATCTGGCGTCTTAATCGGCAAATGCTAGTCCAGTGGTGGTCCATTATGAAGGGAAGAGATCCGTTACTTACGTTTCGGATTCTCCAGCTTAATAAGGACTCCCTCGGTTGTATCCTGTGGGCTGACACATTTAGAATGTTAATTCTGAAATGGTTAGCGCAGGAATTTATCAACCAATTGCTGGACAGAGTTCGTTCCCAAGTCAAACGTATAAAAACTTTTATACGCAAAACGACGGAGAGAATCTCCTCCCATGTTTCTGATGTGGTAATTGGAGTTGCCTCCATTCCATACATTCGTGTTTCTTTCACGAACTGGAATGATCGGCAATTTCCGATTATAACAACCAGAAATATGGTAAAACAAAGTTCCTCTGACTCTGAGAAACTTGTCTTTGATGAATTGTCGATTCCAGAAATAGATCCTGAAATTCTAGATTCATCTAGGAAATCACTTCGCCTACTGCTCCTAGAATCCCAAATGGCAGTTAAAGGATTGTTTCTTCTGTCTAATCCTGATCAGGTTAGATTAGAAGGACAATTCCTTAGCCATCTGAGAGTACACGGAGCAATACCGGATGCATTGACTCACCATCTAGCTTACGCTGGGTGGTGGGGGACCGCATCCGTGTTTTCCAC